GGGTCGCCAGGGGTTGGCCCCTGCCGATGGACTGCATTCCACAGTCCCACCACGGCAGCAGCGAGGGCGGGGAGCAGCACCGAGTACGCACTCAGTAACTGTGCATCTCTAAGTGGATGCACCATAGGGGCAGCCGCCACAGCTGACGGGGTCAAAACAGCTGCAGCGGCTACCACTTTGATTAGGAAACGCATAAATGCTTATTCCTGCTTACTCAGACACCGTGGTGTTGACTGCAGCTAGGGCTGCTGCTAAAGCACCTAACAGCTGAGCAACTAGCAGCTGAGCATTTTCTACATCCAGGCCATATTCTGACAGCCCTACAGCAGCAGCCAGAGGGAGTAACCCAGCGACTGCAGCATAGATCCGTCTACGTGTAGATGCATCCAGCCACCTAGCCAGGCGAGTAGAAACCGTACCGTCACCTGTATGCAGAGCAGCCATTAAGGCAGTTGACAGCCCTGCCAGCTCAGAAAGTGCCTGATAGGCAGTGGCTGTCTGGTCTTGGCTGATCCTCCCGCTAGCAGAAATCGCAGCGATCGCTAAAGCCACAAACAGATACAGGCCCCTGCGCACATGCGGGCCCAGCTGCGGGCTTTGTACATGGCGACTCATGGCTTTTGCGCTCCATCTAATAGCCGATTCACTGCCCCGTTAGTGATCGGGCCATACACGCCATCAACTTCTACCCCAACTGCTCGCTGTACAGCCTCCACAGTGGCGCCCAAGGCAGCGCGCGATGCAGCTCCCCAAATACCATCGGGCGTAGTACCTACGACTCGCTGTGCAAACACCAGGCCACAGGGGAAAGTTTCGCCACCCCACTCGCTAGCAGAGGAAACCGCTAGTGCACGTAGCCTAGTGTCTGTACCTGCGATATTGTCGGCGGCTGCCCGCAATGCCGCCTGCAATGGGCGGATGTCGGTGAAGCTCTTTTTAGCCCCTAGCAAGCTAGCACGCGTAGCTGGGCCTGGGATTCCGTCTACCTCTAATCCATGGTCACGCTGATATTTCTGTACAGCCTTGTAGGTATCCCAGCCGCAGATACCATCTACGCCGCTGGCCCCTACAGAGTAGCCATTAGACACTAGCGCCTGCTGGATCTGCGCGATGTATTCTTCGTTGTAACCATTAGGGTTAGTTTCTACATACGCACCGGCGTCCACAGCAGAAACGGTAGAAATGCGGCCATCCCATTTACCGGTGTCGATCATCCAGGCGAGCACAATGTGCATATCTACCCAGCCCATGATGTCTTCCCATTCGCGATACTTTTCTAAGACGCCGTTACCGTTGTCTTGCGAGCCTCGCATAGAGGTATTGCCCTCGATCTGCCTAAATAGATCTGAGTCAGGGTCTGGGTTAGATGCTCCTACATGGTCAGCAATGCCGTCATCGTGCCAATCCATACAGCTATTTGCGCCATAGCTGGATTCGTCACTCCATGCTCCGATCTTGATTGCGAAGTTACGGATATAGGGAACATACAGCCACCAGCAGGCCCGCATGAGGTCTACACCGGCCTGTCGGTATGCCCAAACTTGGAACGCTCCGCACCAAGCCTGCCCGGCGTACTGCGGCAGGCCGATTGCTGCCCAGCACCAGTCCCCTCCTACGGTACCGAGCTTTGAGTACATGGCCTTCATGGCAACATTGATTGCTGCCATAACACGAGGGTCATTCGGTGAAGTCACTGCCTTGCTCCTTCCTGCTGTGCTAGGTTGCGTTCAGTCATCTGTGCCAATAGCTCGGCCGCCTGTTCAGCGGTTTCAGGGCGAATTGGTTCACTCACTGCAATCTCCTTTCTGTGGGCGTATACAAAACAACCCCATAACCGCGAGTGCAGTTAGGGGTTGAAGCTGTGTATTTTTAAGGTTTATTTGGGGTTTTTAGCGGTGCCTAGGACTACCAGTCGCCGCCCCATGCGTAGGCATAGGACGCGTTGGCCTGGGCTGATGTCTGCGATAGTGTCGATTCCGCCTGGTAGTGGGGAGTCTGTGCCATCTATCTGGACTTCTACGGGGTTGATGTTGGTGCATGTAGCCCATAGGTGTGTGTCTACGTTGTCTAGGCGGCTGTCGTGGTTTGCGAGGATTTCGGCGGTGACTGCTAGATCTGTCATAGGTCCACTATTTCTTTGAGTGTGGTTTTGCAGAGTGCGGTGGGGTCTAGGCTGTAGGTGATAGATGAGATTGTGGCTCGTGTATCTATGCCTTGGGACGTGAAGTTTACTGCTGCGTTTGGTGTGAGTGGTAGGGGCAGGTGCTCGATGGTCAGCTTGGCTGATGGGGTTGATAGATCGATTAGTTTGCGTTGGGCTAGGTCATTTAGGGTTTTTTGGTTTGTGGCTTCGACTCCGGTTTGAGTGTGCACGATCCACCGTCCACGGCGGATATGTGAGTAGGGGCTGTTTGGGTCGTCGTTGGAGGCAGTAGCGGTTAGGGCTGGAGTTTGGCCGCCGCCCTGGGAGATGAGTAGTACGCGGTTAGGGATAGCTGCTAGGTCTTGGTCTCGGTCAAATTTTGGTGAGTGGATTGCGTCTGTCCCTGCTTTGAAGTGCCATTGAGATTCTCGTTTAGCAGGCAGCACATAGGGGGCTGTCTGATACACACCTGCCCCGTCGGTGGTGAGTGCCCAGTAGTTGATTACTGCCAGTAGCTCGTTGATCACTTTTAGTTTAGATGTGCCCGCATCCCATGAGAGTGTGCTGGTGGTGCGTGCTGTAGAGGCTTCAATTGAGTACCGTTCTTCGCCTGCGCCCTTGATTAGTTCTGTGACTGCCTCAGTTACTAGGGTTCCCTGTGGTACAGAGAGCGGGGACGCGAGTCGGTCTTGGTCTAGCACTGCTAGTTTTCCTAGTAGTTCTACATCCCAGCTTGCCCCATCAGCTGTGTAGCTGCGGGTGGGTGCTGATGGCAGGAAAACACCTAGGTCCCAGCTACCCGCGTTAGATTCGTAGCGAATTTTGATGCGGTCTGAGAACCAGTCAATTTCTTGGCCTATGTCTTCCAGTGTTAGCGACCCGCTAGCTCGCAGAGCCGTGGTTGCTGACAGCTGGACTGAACCACCCGTGACCCCTGTTAGGGGGCCTTTGGGGCGGTCATCCTGGTCCAGGATGGTGACAATAAACCGGCCCTGCCGGTGACCAGTCAAACTCATCATGGCATTTCTACCTCTTCTAGATCAAAGCTCACGCTCCATTCCCCGTTTAAATTTCGAGATAGATCGACATCGCTGAGCGAGGCATACATGTATAGGCCTGTAGGGTCTCGCCATAGATGTGGGCCAGCCATAACCGCGAGCGCGTTCAGGGCAGCAAGGATGGTTTGATCCATATCTGTCAGCGACGCGGTGAATGAGATTTTCCGGCTGATGTGGGTGGATGATGTTTCTACCCCTAGTGGGCGGTCAGCGAAGCGGTGTACTTTGCGGTTGGTTAGACCTATGGTTTCTGTGCGGCGGGGATCGTAGCGTAGCGGGGCGATAGTTGAGTATCCGGGTCCTCCGCTGAGCCAGGCGGTGGCTGAGTTGCTTGAGTATTCGACCTGGGTAGTCACAAATGATGGCAGGGCTGATGAGGCTTGTACTCGGTAGAGTATTTTTCCTCGTGATGGGGCGATGTGGTCGGTGATAGCCCCGTTTGGGGGCAGATTTTCAGCTAGCAGTTGCCAGGTCTGGCCGTCGTCTAGAGAGTGCCAGACCCGGTTTGCTGTGGCTGTTGGTTGTGGCGGCACAGGTGAGGGGTTAGTGATCTGTACAATCACGGCCCCTGCAGTTTCATCCCACACTGGGCTGATGACAGGGGTAGGTGGCTGAGGGTAGCGGATAGTTAGATCGGTGGTGACGGGGTCTGAGTCGATCTCATCGCGTGATACGGCCACCGAGATTACGCGGATCTTTTGCCCGTCATCTAACGGGGTCTGGAATTGCGGTGTTAATCCAGGTTGGAACTCGAGCGCCTTGCCGGTGACTGCATCTACCAACGTGTTGCGTGCTCGTAGCATCGGCACATTATCGGGCTGGGAGTATGCCAGCATGATGGCTACATATGGGGACTCCCATACCCCCGGGGTAGCCGGGGCAGTACGCACTAGTACAGGTGGACGAGCCACGGTTGTACGCATGGTGAGTGATGCAGGCGACCAGCCACCAGTTGGCCCCTCGCTAGCATCTCCCTTTGTGTACACTCGCCACTCAATAGAGGCAGGCTCAGTAAATGCCATTTCGTGTGCCTGCGCGGCAGTTTCTACCTCTATTACACGCCAGTTAGTTTCGCCTTTATATCTCCATTCGATACGGTACGCACGTTGGTGCGAGCCGTCGGTAGGGTTGTGTGTCCATACCAGACGTACCTGTCCTACTCGTGCGGTGGAGGGTGCTAGGCCATCTGGAGCCTGAGGCGGAGACAAGAACGAGATAGAGTTTGAAGTTGCAGCTGCTGATACTAGCCCTGTCGGGGATACTGCCTTCAGAGTGTAGGTGTGGGTACCCACCTTATCGGCGGGAGTGTGCTGGTACGTGTTTGTGCCACCTGGCAGCTCAGCTAGTAGCGTTTCGCCATCGTACACCCTATGAGCTGCACTATATGGGGTAGACGGCGTCCAGGTGACTTCTACACTGTTGCCCACCCTGGCTGCATGTACATTTACAGGGGCAGCAGGCCTAGAGTAAACATACGCAGATTTACCTGCGTATGATGCCTCAATTGAGTTCCAGGCCCGGACGCGATACTCAATCCTCTCATTTACTGGAACAGCTGTATCTACCCAACTAGTGGCGGCCCCGTTTAGTGTAGATAGGCGTGTACCTGCGGTGTCTTTAATCGTGTACCTATCTACCGTTACACGGTTGACTGGCCGCTCCTTAGTAGGAGTGAGTTGCCACGTGACGCGCATGCCAGGGTCTGTGAATACAGCAGTCACGTTGGTAGGGGTGTTAGGCCATGACATGGGGATAGGCTTCACCGCGTACCAGTATGAGACTGACGGCGCCCCTCCATTCCAGATACGCGATGAGACCGCATCAAACCTACACCATACAGTTTCGCCTACCTTTGTCGGCACGGTGATAGTACGGCGAGTTAGCTCTTTCCACTGCCAAGAGTTCCAGGCAGAATAGAAATCGTAGCTCACAGAGCCGCTAATTTGTCCTGACAGGGTAACAGTCGCGCCCCTGAAATCATGGCCGTACCCTGTGGCCTGGGCATAGTAGATCACCTCTAGAGTGACCTGCTTCGTGTCAGCTGTTACAGTCGCGGGAGTTTGCCGCACCTCGATGCCTAGCCGTAGCTCACCAGAGCTAGCACCCCACTTAGTTTCAGCCATGATTTCCTTCTGTATAGGTATTACCTGATTCCACGCAGCTCACGCAGCGCTGTACGCGCCACGGGGGCAGTTGCTTGGGCTACTTGCGATTTGATCGTGCCTAGCAAGACCCCATCGCTATCGACCAGATTTAGCACTACTGGCTGGTCTCTATAGCCATAGTCAGCCTTATCCGTCTCAGTGAACCGGATTGCCCCAGTTTGAGGCGAGCGTGCTGCAGTTAGCTCTACCTGTCCGCTCAATGAGTTGGTGAGCGACCCCAGTGCGCGCTGCACAGCACCGCTGCGGTCGTCTAAACCACGAATAAACCCATCTAGTACGAGCCGACCAGCAGGCCGCAAAATAACCGCGTCTCTAGCTGCAGGCCCTTTCCATGAAGGCAGCATCGCAGTCAGCGATGACAGTTTAGATTTAACTGCACCGATCATGGAGGAAATACCGTTGATAAACCCCTGAATCAGGGATCTACCTGCACCCACCAATATGCCTCCTACACCGCCTAGCGCGCCTGCTGCCTTGCTGGGCAGAGATGAGACTAGAGAAACTGCAGATGACACGCCTGAGGAAACAGCTGATCGCATCGAGTTCCATGCAGACACCGTGATTTGCTTGGCGGTATTCCAGCCAGAACTGATAAATGAACTGATTGACGCCATAGCTGAGGAAACAGCTGATTGCATAGAAGCCCACAAGGCAGAGCAGCCAGAACGCAGCGTGTTCCAGGCAGACACATGCACCTGCACGATCAGCTGCCATCCAGAGCGGGCAGCAGCCACTTGAGCATTCAGCGATGCCCGCCATAGCTCTACTATCTGGCTCCCGATTGTAGCTGCCGAGGTGCAGAGACTATCCCAAACAGATAGTGTCCCACTACGGATAGTTTCCCACGCACCTGACCAGTCCCCCTGCAGGATCTGCAACCACGCCGTCAGCGTGGTTCCAATCAGCTCTAACGCTGTACTGATAATAGTGCCAATAGCCTCAAACGTGATCTGCACCAGTGGAGCCAGAGCCTCCAGTGCTGGCCCCAGCTGCTCTAACAGCAAAGCAGTAAACTCAGCAGATTTCGCAATAACCTCGGCCAGTGGGGGCACAATCTGCGCCAATAACGCAATTAATGGCGGTAATAGTTCCTGCACAAAGACCTGAATTGACGGCAACAGAGCCTGCAATGTTGTCCCCAAGGACTCTGCTAGCGCGCTAATCAGCGGAGCTAACGCCTCGACTAGTTGCGGGATCAGAGGAATAATCTGAGTCACCACATCAATAATTGGCGGCAATAGCTGCGTAATCAGCTGATCGATCACCGGCGTTAATGTCTGCAGGATCTGCAGCAGTGCCCCACCTAACGTAGTGATCAGCGGCTCTAACATCGGGGACAGCTTCTGAATAATCGGCGCTAAGCCATTAATCAGTTGGGCTGCTAGTGGCCCCAGCTGGGCTAGCAGCTGCCCAGCTGTTGTAGCCAGCGCGCCAAATGCTGCACCCAACGCGGGCATAGATGGAGCAAGTGCCTGAACGGCTTGATTCACTCCATCAAAGAAGCTAACCAGCCCTGACTGGAATGCCGGATGCGAAATCGCAGCAGCCAACGCGGTAAACGCAGTCGACAACGTCCTACCAGCCTGCGGCAAAATTACACCAAGCGTCGGAGCTAACGCAGCAAAAGCATCTCCAATTGCGGAGATGCCTGGCATTAGTGCCGCTACAGCCTCACGGGCAGCAGCGAAAACTGTAATCATCGCGCGCTGTGCCCCGACAGACGACATAGCGGCATTCACATTGCGCAAAATGCCAGCTAATGCTGTAAGCCCACCTCCACCAGCCTGGCTAGCTGCCTGCCCCACAGCTCCCAGAATCCCGACAACCTGTACTAAAACTGCCCCGAACTCCTTCGCCACAGTGACCGCAGTTTTAATGGAGGCAGCAATAGCCCCACTTTCAGCACCACTAGACGCCCATTGTTGGAACCGCAGTGCCAGCCTGTTAAAGTGATCAGCTAACGCAGGCAGATACTGAGCCCCCACCTCACCTAAGTGAAGCAAGCCATCTGTAAACGCAGCCACCCCACTCTGAGCGCGCTCGATTGCGGTCCCAGCTGCGCTAAACGTTTTCTCAAATCCTGAAATATGTAGAGCGCCGATATTAGCTATCGCTGCTCCCCATGTTCCAAACCCGGCAGCAATTCGCGTCAGAGAACCTTCTAATGCAGGTAGAGCTGACGCGACCAGGTTTCGGATAGGGGCTGCTGCCTGAGCCCAAAATGCCCCAGACAAATTCTGGCCTAGCTGTTTTAACGGCTCAGATAAATCAGCCAGCACTGTAGAGGCGTCTTTCAACGCCACAACCAGCACTCCCGCACCAGCCGCAATTCCCCCGAAGATTCCTGGCACAGCTAACGCAGCAGGCGCTAGCGTCCCTAGCGTCTTACCCAGACCTGCCACAGCAGTAGTAGCTGCCAAGACAGCCGAGACAGCCACACCAACCGCCGGGGCAGTAACCGCAAACCTAACAGCTATACGGTCTAAGTTAGCCAACGTGTCCTTTACACGCATCAAACCGTCATTTACGACACGTGCCCCAGACAAACGTGAAATAGCCGCCACAGCTGCAGACAGCCCAGCATTTGCTACCTCTACTCGCACATGCGCTACACGTGGCCGTGACAACCATGCAAGCTTCGCCGCCGCCTTACCAGTGTCAGCATCAGCATTAACTGTGGCGGTGCCCTCTAACCCATCAATTTCATGCTTTACATGACGCAACCTCGACCGATCCACCTGAACATCAATTACCGCATCCATTTGCGCAATAGAGGCGCGCAACGCATCCAACTCACCGCGAGCGCGCGCAGAATCTGTGGCAAGTTTTAGTGTTGCTTCGAGGTTTGCTGCTTGGTGTTTTAGGTTTTGTAGAGACTGTTTTGCTGGTGTGTTGTTGGCTCCGATGGTGAGTTGAGCTTCGGTTTGTTCGATTTTTTGGCGTAGGTGCGTGATTTGTTGGTGTGCGTGTTGGGTGTTTGCGTCTACGTCTAGGTTTAGTGAGGTGTTTAGGTTGTTGAGGCGTTGGCGTATGTGGGTGAGGTTATCGTTTTCTAGCTGTGCGCCTATTCGTGCCTCGACTCCGTCTAGTCCGTGTTTGATGTCGCTTCGGACAGCTGCTAGTGCTGAGCGTTTTAGGATTGGGTCGATATAGACGCGTCCGCGTAGGTTGTTTTCTATGCGGTCGAGAGCGCGTTTGATTTCTGGCCTGAGGCGTTTAGTGTCTGGGAAGACTCTGATTGATAGTTTGCCGACTTCGCCTGCAGGCATGGGGAACCTCCTTTAGGTGAAAAATTTGGATAGGTCGTCGCGTGTGCTTAGCTTGCGTTTTTGTGGTTGTGGGCTGGGCCGTGGGGCTTTCTCGTCTGGTTTGAGGGCTGTGCGGCGTTGTTTGGCACTGATTTTTGCGTGTTGTACTGTGACGTTGTATAGGTCGGCCAGTTGTTCGTTTGTGTGTGTCCAGTGGAGCCATTGGGGGCCGCCTAGTAGCTTGGCACGGTACATGGAGGCAGGCTCGTAGGGTAGGCGCTCCACTAGGGCTAGGGTGAGGCTGGGTTGGTTTAGGGCTTGGGTTTGGGTGAGGCGGTAGAGCACGTGCATGTCTGCTACCGCCTCAGGGTGATCGGTGAAGAATTTTTTTAGTTCTTGCCTTTTCCCAGTTCACCGGCGTAGGTGACGATGCAGTCTAGTGCGGTTTCAAAGCCGCCCGGCCCGCTGGTGGCGGCTTCAAAGCGGCCATCGAGCGCGAAGGTCTTAGTGAACCATTCGATCATGTCGGCGGTGGCGTCAAAGTCTACGTTTGCCGTATTGGCCTCAGAGTCGGCGATCCCTATTTTTCGCAGGCGGCCTAGTAGGCGGGTCTGCTGGGCTGCAGTTACCTTTTCTAGTGGGATAAGCATTCCCATGATTTCGTTGTTAGGGGTTTCAGGCATAGGGGAAATATCAGTCAGTGGCTGGCTCATTGCACTGTCTCCTTATTACTTGGTTACTTTAAACGGGGGGCGGTACTGGACCTGTGCAGCTCCAGAAACTGGCTTGAGTAGTGTTCCCTTAATTTCCATCTCTGCGAACTCGTCCAGCTGCAGCTTGGGTAAAGAGCCTGCGAGCTGTACGCGTGGGAAGTAGAACGCGCTAACTAGGTCGCCGTCTTCGACCACGATTAGCACAGCCTTTTCACTCTCGCTGCCAGGCTCCAGACCGTAGTACTTAGTGGTCGGGTCCATCTGCGAGCCAGGGAACGCAATAGCTAGTGCGCGGCCAGAGAGATTAACCGATTGGATCGTGAGCGTGTTGGTTACGCTTTCCTTTACACCACGTACTGCTTCGCGGTCCCAGGTGCGCTTGACGTTTACGTCTCCGCCATCGGTTTCGAACTCGATCATGTTTTCACTAGACGTGTCCCCCAGCCAGGTGAACTTCTTAGTATCTACCGTGATATCAGCGCCACCGTTGAACTTGTAGCTGGTGACATCCGGAGTAGGGGCATCCACATCAGCGGTGTAGACGTGACCACGGCCCGCGATGGTGATAGCAGCGTCAGCTAGATTTCCAGAGGTGCCATATGTAGTAGGCATAGTGATTCCTTTCAGGTCAGGGTTTAGTTGTCAGGTGTAGGTAGCGGGGCGCGCGCAGTCACATCTACTGCAAACTGGTAGACAAAGACGTTGTCTGCTGTCTGTGCCTGCGCGGAGTGAGTGAGAGTGATTTGTG